CTCTACTATCAGTTATACTCATTTCGGGTATATTTTCTTTAGTTCTATCACCGCCGTTTGCAAAAATTAATTCATCATCTGGACTACAATGTAGTAGTAATTGTTCAATTGCTTTGCAACTAGAACCATCGTCATCATTGTAAACAATTGTTGCAGTAACGTCTTTAAGATTACCAACTATAATTCTGCGTTCACTTAGCGGCATAAAAGGTTGACCCTTTTTACGAGCCAACCATTCGTCACTGTTCAAACCCACAATCAGTTGATCACCGAGACTCTTAGCAGACCTAAAGTACTCAATGTGACCACTATGTAGAGGATCAAATCCACCAGTGACCAACACTATTTTCATGGACGAGCGTTTTCCTGCCACTGATCCCTCGCAACTTTACCAGTTGTGAATTTTGTATATTGACGATAGACATAACTACGTTGATCGTAGAGTTCTGCTTCGTTGTACTTATAACCAAAATCCACACAAAATCCTAGATAGTTTTCTAGGTCCTCAAAGATTTGAGTTACACGCGGGTTTGATTGAAAAGTTTGTTTTGCCATTATATATTCCTTTTAAATAGCGAGGTTGGTTAAAGGTTGAGTTTTATTATAAACAATCGTAGCACCATTCTCATTGTCTTCAGAGACACTAATAATGATATTACGATCTGGATACCGAGTTGCAATGACTTCATAAAGGTCATCACTAATCATTTCACAACTCTTGTAATCCAATGCAAGAATGTTTTGAGAATATTGATTCTCTAACCATCGTTTGAATTGAATAAACTCAATATCTCGGTCGTTGTGAAATACTTCAATCGTCACTTCAAAATGAAATATGTGACGATGTAAGGTTGCTAAAAAGCTAACATCATACTCATCACCTGTAGCAAGTGCTGGGTCTGTTGCTGCTGCCGGGTACTTATGAATACCTTCTTTTTGAAAGCGCACAAAGATTGTGCGAATTGCTTTATTTTTAATTCGTTGACGCTTTTCAACTAATGCTTGCTGTTCCATTATCTATCATCCTCAAAGTTAACACGTTCATGATCTTCTTCCCATTGAAGATGTGCATATTTTCTTAACACAGAGTATAACTCAATTCTATCTATTTTCATATCTTTAAGGGTATCTTTATCAAACTTTGTGTCCGATTCCGCTAATAAGATTTTCTCATCAAGGTCCTTGAGTTGTTGTTCTAATCTTGCAATTCGTTCTCTATACATATTATTACTCCAAAACTAATGACATAGCTTCATCGCTATCTTCTATTTCCTCAATTGTTTCTTCTTCCACAGTAAACAATTCATTAAACATAGTCATAGCATTTTCAGTTTTCTTACCGCTAATACCTTGACTACCTGATTGAAATTGTTTCCAATAACTACTATGTTGGTCAATTAGTTCCCATGATTCCTGTTTAGTTTTCTTACTAAAGATTTCATCAACTAATTGCGTAAAGAATCTATCACCTTCAAGTTTATGCACAATCATTTTAGGAACCACACCTGTTTCATATTGACGATTAGCTTCTTGAACAGCATTCATGTGCATCCAAACATTGTGACTTTGCAATAGTGTATAACTTAGTGTGTCCCAGCTTGTTTTAGTTTCTTTACCATGTTGTCCCAAAAATCCTACACCACGATAACACAAGTCTTTCATAACTAGTGCATTAGTCACAGGACTATCTGTGAATAATTTATGAATTTTATCGGCTAATACAGCATCCCGATACTTGCGAGTATCACTTGCGTAACTTTTCTTTTCAGCAGTCTTTTCCATTTGATAAGACCATTTCCTGTTATGCTTAATTGTTGTATTGAAATAAGCAAGACCCTTGGCAGCACTAAAGAATGGACTAGCACAATCAAACGTAATTTGTAGTTTTGGGTTGTGATACTTACGTATTGCTTTCTGTATATCAGTAAACAATACAGCATATTCTAAGATACTTGTACCCAAACAGTGAATCAAGTCATGCTTGCCCTCTTGTAGCAAACCATCATGTATTATCTCAGTCATTCTACGCAATGTCAAATGAATGTCAATCTTGTTTTGTCCACCAAATGCCCAACCATTGAAATGAGTATCCGAATAAATGTTTGGATCACAATACTTTTTCATTTCGTTGTACCATATGTCACTAGCTGTATGATTACGACCCTGCAACACATTTAAGAACTTGCATTTCCCTGAGCGATTATTGATAAAGTATTCGTTGTTAATATGTGTAGCAGTAATAGCCTGTTCAACATCTTTAATACCATGCACACTCTTTCCAGTGCCGAGAATGATATTACCATCACTATCTTTTTTTACCGTCTTGGGGTCTTTGATATGAAAAGTAAGTTCAGATTGACTTGGAATATCTAAACACATACCATAATCCATATATGTATCCATCCACTTCAATACTGCTTTACGTTTCTTCATAGCACGTGGGCAGTTAGGATCCTTCCAATCAGCTGGCCATTGACCTTTTAATATCTGAAATCCACCACTGTCACCCAACATGAAGGTACCTTCTTCACGTTCACGAATGATTGATTCACTTGGATCATCAACTGTAGTATCTAAGTTAGCATGACCAGCACTGTATAGTCCCCACTTGTAATAGTAAAGACCTTCACGACTATTAAGAAAGTTTAATTTTTCAACATCACCATTAAAACTGGCAGGGATACGTGCTTGGTCAAAATAATTCTGACCCTTGCGTTGCTTACCCAAGCCAGCAATATAAAAACTACTGACTGCGGGTAAGAACAGTGCCCAGTCTGGGTTATGTTTTGCTGATAGATTATCTTGTTTCAAACGGTTACTTCTTTCTTAATCAAGGTCATGACCATTTGTATTTGGTCTTCTTTTTCTTTTATTTGTTCAAGTAAATTTTTGATAGTGGGATTGGCCGCAGCTAATAAATCAATTTCTATTTCTTCATCACGCTTCTTTCTAGCCCAATCAAGTATTGATTCTGCATCAGGAGTTAGTCCTACTGTTGCATAGCTAGTATTCATAACTACCCAAGTGTGCCCATCAAACACTTGCAGGTCACTACCACTGATACGTAGCATCCCTTGAATAGGATTGTTCAAGTTCTGATTGACATAGGGAACACTAGTGTTCCCACTAGAAACAACTGTGTACTTGCTGCTGGTAGATAGACCCTTGATCATTTCTTATTAGCTGGAAGTAAGTAAACATAAGTTGCGATACCACTATCAACTGTAATCTCAGTCGCACCTTGTTCGCTAATCTTAACTTTCTTGTCACCAACTAAATCCATGATAGCCAAGAATTCTTTAACGGGCCAACGATGTGTACCGGCTAGTGTTCCTGTTACTGGCGTATTGAATACAAAGTTACCACTGTGAGTTGATGCATCACCAAAGTATACTTTCAAATCACTGCCATCAGTTTTGAATATAAAATGTTCTTCTTCGCTATTAGCCTGTGATTGTTTCTTTAGACGTTGAATACCAGCCACTGTGGGTTCAAATTCAACATTCCACTTAGCACCCTTGAAGGATACACTCTTAACTTTTTCATCAACTACGCTTTTAAGCATAAGACGATAATCATTAACAAAGTCACCAGTCTTTGTTTCAAAGTGAATAGAAGCAGGAACATCTACTCCATCACGTTGAGTTCTAATAACATTGATCTTAGATTTTTCATCATAATCATCAAATCCAATGATTGTTTTTAGTTTGTTCAAGTTAGGCATACCAAATACACCGATGAAGTCGGCAATTGGATCTTTGAATATACCACTGATGATAACGCTTTTATTTTCTGCTACAGCATTAATTGCTGTTTCAGTATCTGTACCAGTAACTTTAATAAGTTCAATAGTGCCAAGACCAAGAGTATGGTCGATCAAGTCTTTTAAATAATCTTTCATTTTGTTTCCTTTGTTTAAAATATTTAGGAGTTCCTATCACGTATTATAGTGGAATATATTGCGATAGTCAACACCAGTTTAACCGAATTACGAAAAGGTGAATAAGTCATCAAATGTTGAGTTAACATCTGTATTACTTCTGATATCCCAATCTAATACACCAAGTAAGTTATCAATCTTTTCATCTACTAATGTTGATTCCATTAGTAAGTCATCAAATGGCAAGTCTTTGAACCAAGTTGGCAATCTCAATTCATCAACTGGATATGCAATACTAGTAAAACCCAATGCATTGTCTTTGAGTTTGCATACAACAATCTTCATACCGTCTACAATCTTTTGACTGTAGTTGTCGCCATATACTCTGCGTAGATAGTTCCAGTTAATTGCTGCTCTAGCATGACCAACACCACACTTACCAGTTTTTTCAAACTCAATGGTATGCTTAGTCAGGTTATTAACTGATTTAGGAGAACCTTTTGTCCAACTGTCCTGAGCACCCAAAATGCGCTTGAACTCTTTAACCCGTTCAATCACATCTTCACGACCCTTACCCTGTTGAATAACCATCTGTAGTACATCCATCAAGAATTCTTGAATATACTTAGGAGTATCAGCACGTTTCAAGTCAAGACCCATTGCTTTGATATCACCCATCTTACCTTCTTTATCCTTACGCTTACCTTCCTTATCAAAGATATTGATAGCATAGCGTTTCTTTGTGATAAAGATAGCACGATCACCAATCAATTCACGACCAGCTTTGATGATAGCTCCATTCTTTCTTGGAGCATGAAATGCACGTTCCATGAATGAGGGGAAACTTTCATTAGCTTGGTCAGCAATACTGTCATACAACCCGATACAAGTTTCTTTATTCCAATCTAATTCACCGTTTGCTATTTGCGACTTGAGAATAGGATATGCAGTAAAGTAACAACTGTCAGTATCACCGTACACGATAGCATTGCCATCATGTGCATATTCACCTGCGATTGTTTCATTGATGGTACTCATCATATGCTTAACAATTTGACGACCACTTAGTGTAACACTTTGACCGATACGTTTGTCATA